CCTCATTGGCTTTTGGGTGTGGAACAATAAAATCGTTATCCCAGGGTTGCGGGAAGAGGCGATCAACTCAGAGGGGCTGTTTAAGTATCAGCATGACAGCTACTACATTCCTTCGGCTAACAAGAACTTTGAGAAGAATATGTACAAGTATGGGGCGCAGAAGAAGTTTAGGAGTATTCCCACGGAGGTGAGTTTGCCGCAATACCTCAAGCAGCTGTATAAGGTACATAGGGGGCATGCCATTACGGGGATCCTCTTTGGTATAGGTTCGCTGTTTCAGGACATCGTGGTGAGTTGTACAGGTTTTTTCCCGATTCTGTTTTACTTTGGCCCTGCCTCGACGGGTAAGGATAATATATGTGAGGCGATACAATCCTTTGTGGGGCAACCACAGACGGCGATACAATTGGAGGGGTCAGCCTCCACAATTAAGGCACAGATCCGAGAGTTTGCCCAGTTCAGCAATGGGATTTCGCAGCTCTCTGAGTACAAGCGGGGCAATCCGCAAGTGGACGGGATCATCAAAGGTTTGTGGGATAGGCGCGGATACAAGCGTGGGAGTATAGAGAGCAAGGTTGCAGTGGATGAAGTGCCGATTATCTCCTCCACGCTGCTTACTGGGAATGACAGCCCCGATGCAGAGGCGCTTATTACCCGCCTTATCTGGGAGGAAATGAAGGTGCAGGAGTTCAGCGACGAGGCAAAGGCTTCCTATAACAAGCTCAAGGATATGTGCAGGCGCGGGGTGTCGGGTTTGTCGGACTGGCTGCTACACAAGCGGGCTGTATTCCAAGAGCATTTTTTAGAAGTGTATCGAGAAAAAAAGCGGCTGCTAAGTGAGCGGGAGGCAATCAAAGGGGTGCCAGTGCGAATGATAGATAACCTTGCGGTATTGTATGCTGTGTATGGGATCTTTGAGCGGGAGGGGATATTCCCCTTTTGGCAGGAGGATATGGAGCGGCACTTTGATGCCCTTATAGAGAACCAAAGGCGTAAGATAGAGAGCGACTCGGTATATCAGCGGTTTTGGGATTGCTTTATGGTGTGCATGCGCCTTACACAAGGGGAGCGCCTGCAAGTGGATACGAACCTACGGGCTGAGGGCGGGAGTATATACTTTAACTTCAGTACTGTATATAGTATCGTACAGCGCCAATGGTTTGTCCAGTACCGAGAACAGGCGCCTGGCAAAAGTGAGATGCGCCGACAGCTCAGGGAGGACAGCAGCTATATGGGTGAGGAGAAGAGTATCCGTATTAATACCAACATCAATAGCCCTACCAGTGCTATGAAGATAGACATTGGCAAGTTACGTATTCGTGAGGAGCTATTGGCAGAGATAGAGGTGCAGACGATGCGTTTGTTCCCGACACAGATGTCGGGAGCAAAAGAGAGTGAAGAGACTATATTTTAAAAACTAAAGCGATGATAAAGTATCATGTATTCGACAGTATGCGAGATCTATTGCCTATATGGGCATATCTGAAGAAAAGCTACACCTATGTGGTGGGCTTGTACCGCGAAGGTTCTCTTATAGGCTGTCATGTGGATTCTCCAAGGAATCCTGTAGGATTAGAGCAATTGGTAAAAAGTGTCTTTGATATATTTCCTCCACGATTGGAGGATATACAGGACTATGTGAAGAAACATGCTACCCGTATAGAATACAGCTACGAGGATTCGGTAACAGGGTATGATGAAGAAGAACGCCCCATTAAGAATGTAAGGATAAAGGGGAAGAGCGAAGAGCTACCACTAACAGATGAAGAGTAACCAGTGATAAATAAAAAGATATGGATATGGAAATAAAACTATTACTACCAAAGTATCTACTGAAATACATGCGCAAGATGTATGGAGAACCGTATCAGCTCAAGAGTGATAATGATGTAGGCTTGTATCTCTTGCATATCTTGGAGCGCAAGAGTATGGCTTCTGAGTACAAGTATCACCCCCGTAGTGGAGAGCTACATGCTTATCGGATCGCGGTGAATGCTTCTCAGTATGAGAAGAAGGGGTGCATTCTCTCTCAGGAGAAAATAGGCTTAGTGCTCAAGTATATAGACCAACACTTCCGGAGAGAACTGTACACACAAGCAGTGGTGAACTATCATCAGTTTCAGATCCCTTACAAAGATACGATCCTAAAGCGATTGGAGATGTACGACATAGAGGAAAGCGACCTGATGTATGAGACCCTCCGCAAAGACTTTAACCGAAAAAAGGGGAGTATAGAGGAGAGACTGATTAAGAGTGAAGAGTGAAAAGCTCTCACCAGTAGGCAAAAAGTGAATAAGTAATATTAAAAATTTAAAATAATGCCAATGTATTTTATTACAAAGAAAGAAAGTGAAACTGGTAAAAAGTTTCAAAAGATAATGGACAAATTAAAGGTTTGTCTTGAAGATCAAGAAGCATTAGCTGAAAAATACGGCTTCACCTCGTTCAGGAGAGTTCGTTGGGAAGTAGCAGGAGGAATCACCTCTGTAACATTCCACAAATGTGCAATTGTAGATGTCAAATTATGGAAGTTAGTTAATAAAGGCAAGAACGAATATAAGCCTCGATTGAATACCAAAGAGGGGAAAGCGCTACAAGCCGAGTTCAAACAAGCCACTGTTATCACCAAGGGAGAACTCAATGCCTGTATAGGTTGGGGGGGAGATTTTATTAACTGTATAGGACTTGATTGGAATAATGATGAATACTTTTGCTTTTTTATCGAAGAAGATTGGACAGATGTTCCCATTCCTGCTGATTGCACAGAGATAACGACCTCTAAATACAGAGAACTTTTTAAAAGGAAAAATGATTAACGGTAAATTTGTGAAAGATGAAAGATAAAACCATTGAAAAAATCAAAGAATCTGTACAAAAAGAAATTGCAGAAAAACAAAAAGAAGGGAAAACCCTCATGGAAATATTGGAAGAAAGTAGAAGTTTGACCATAACAAACCCCTACCTCTACTATAATAGTTTGGCAAACTCGCAAAACATTCTTAAAACAAAGAAAAGATACAAAAAGAAGTAACAATTATGAAAACAGAACAACTTTTAGGGAAGCTCTCTATTGAGCTGATAAAAAAAGAAGATGATAAATATAGTCTTGCGCTAACATCAGAACTCAATGACACACAAATAGGTGTGATAACAGAGATATTATGTCGGGCGCATAAAGGGGAATTTGAAGAAAAAAGTCGTAAACTGACAGAGAAGACAATAGACGACTTGTCAAAGATTCTGTATGTATATGACCGAAAAGTAAAAGGTGAATGGATACCTTATAAAGAGTTACAAGTGAACCCCCTAACCCTCGAAGGGGGAAAAAGGGGCGAGTGAAAAAATTTTGAAAATATGAGAAATAAAATACTTGCAATTATTCAACTAATAGCTATTAGCATATTGTGGATTATGTTTGTTTTTGGAGTCTGTTTTTTTATAGGCTGGACTACTGATATAGCCACATTAGGTTGGGGCGGAAGAATGCTTATCGTATGTCTGCTCTTATCAGGAATTACATATACAGTGTCAGAATTTAAAGAAAGGAATAAGGAATGAAAATCATTGACCTTTTTAGCGGCATTGGTGGCTTTTCGCTCGGGTTTCAGCGGGCAGGCTACCAATTTACAGAGCACTATTTTTCAGAAATAAACAAACATGCTATTGCTAATTATAAACACAATTTTCCTCATGCAAAAAACCTCGGAGATATTACCTCTATTCACGGAGGAGACTTTACAGGAATTGACATTATCACATTCGGATCGCCTTGCCAAGATTTCAGCCTTGCTGGAAGAAGAGAGGGGCTTAAAGGAAACAAAAGTAGCCTTATCGCGCAAGCAATTGCCCTCATTGCTCAGCTCAGACCAAGTGTTTTTGTCTGGGAGAATGTTAAGGGAGCATTCTCCTCTAATGCTGGCGCAGACTTTTGGGCGATTATCCAAGCGCTTGCCAACATTGGGGGTTATAGACTTGAATGGCAATTGCTTAATACGAGCTGGGTTTTACCCCAAAATAGAGAGCGGATATACCTTGTCGGACATCTTGGAGGAAAAAGTATCCCAGGAGTATTTCCTATCGGAGAAAATGATAAATTACTTGACAGGAAGGCAAGGGAAAAAGGTTGGAGAGGTAGAAATTTCAAAACTTCACTTGCACGAACAATAACAGCCCGCTACTCCAAGATGGGGAGTTATGATACTTATATAGTCCCCAAGGTTGCTGCTACCCTCACAGGTGGAGGACACTCAGGAGGCTTACATTCCGATATGACCGTGATACAGATAAACCCTTCTACTGAATCCAACGGCAGACAACCCTATCAACAGAATAGAGTGTTTGATGTAAGGGGAATAAGTCCAGCTCTAACAAGACATAACAGTAATTATGCCATTAGTAGAATGCGCCGCTTAACTGAAATAGAATGTGAACGCCTGCAAGGTTTTCCGGACAACCATACTAAATATGGCAATTACGATGGTATTATAAAACCTATTGCCAAAACCCAACGCTACAAGCTCATAGGTAACGCTGTAACTGTGGATATAGTAGAATTAATAGCCAAAAGATTAAAATTTATAGTAGATGAATTTACACCTTACACTCAAGAAAAACTGGTTTGACCTTATTCTCTCAGGAGAGAAGAAAGAGGAATACCGAGAGATCAAGCCCTATTGGGAAAAGCGGCTTATCGGAAAGAAATATGATAGGATCATCTTTCGCAATGGTTATGGGGACAATGTTCCGTGGTTTGCTATCGAACTGAAAGGGATCACCCAAGGCACAGGAAAGAGCGAATGGGGCGCAGAAGAAGGGAAACTGTACTTTGTACTTAGTTTAGGGGAAATAGTTTTTTTACAAATAAAAAGGGAATGGGAAAAAATAAAAAACGATTAAAATTATAGAACAATGAAAACAGTATTTAAAGTAGGAATGGACGTTTGGGATAAAACAATATCACCAGACAAAGGGAAAGTAATAGAGATTTTAAAGGATACAAAGTATGACTTTCCTATTAAGGTTGAATTTAATGATGGTTTAAAAATTCAATACACTAACGAAGGTTGCTTTGTAAAAAGCAAAGGTGCAATTAATACATTATCTTCTTCGGATTATTCAATTGAACTTGAAGGCTTTGAACAAAAAGGCCCTGCGCCGACTTTTGAGGAAGCAGAAAAAAAATTGAAGCATGATAGGGACAAATATGCTTATTTTGATTTGGAAGGTAGAAATATACTTTATCCTAAGAGTGTTAGTCCTGAAGTGTTTGAAGCTCTTAGACAATTAGTTATTCTTAGGGACTACTACAATGAGGGGTGGCTTCCTGATTGGGAAGATGATAAGAATAAATTTTGTATCTCGGGAGAGAAAGGGAAACTTTGTTTGGAGTTATGGCTCAATAATAGTAGAGTGCTTGCTTTTAAATCACATGAAATAGCCTACAATTTTCTCGAAGAGCAGAAGGAATTATTGGAGAAAGCCAAACCTTTGTTGTAATAGAATTAAACTTGTGAAGCTATGAAAATATACATATCAGGAAAGATAACAGACACGGATATTGAGCAGACACGGGAGAAGTTCCACGAGGCATGTCAGTACTTGATTGCGATGGGGCAAACTCCTGTTTCTCCTCTTGAGAATGGGCTGCCCATTGATAGCCCTTGGGAACAGCACATGCTCAGAGATATAGAACTCCTCATGGGGTGTGGGGGTATATTCCTCCTCCCTGACTGGAAGGAAAGCCGAGGGGCTCGTATCGAGCATGCTATCGCTAAGGAATTAGGATTACTGATTCTATCCATGTCATAACTAAACAATAATAGGAAGGAGGTAAAAATCATGAATAACAATCCACATCCACTAAGTAGGCAATTGGGGGAAGAGCTTTCTCAATGGCTCGTTGAGGTAGCTGAAAAGATCTCCGCAGAGAAGAATTTTCAAAAAAGGCTATCAAGATTCCCAAAAGAGATAAAAAAAGCTAAGCTCTTAGATTCAGATGATCAGGAGTTTTTAGAAGAGATTTTTGATTACATGCTGGATCTATCCTTTATTGCGAAAGAGAATAAAGAGGAGTTAGCGGATATCTATGAGGCTTACAATGGATTGTAAGCGGTTACCTGCTTAAAGCGTCCTTTCCTGAATGGGAAAGGGCGCTTATCTTTGCCTATAATCTAAAAAAAATGAGTTACGAATTGTGTAATATAGGGGAGGATTTCACACGCGAGATCCGCCATGTGCTGCTCTTTGACGCGGCGAGTTTTACCTTTAACCAGAATCTAAGGGCGCTCACCCCCGATCCGAACGCTGCCCTTGTAAAACTACGAGTGGCTCACCCCAGCGGCTACAGCCGTAAGATAAGCCTCAAGGAACAAAATCATAATGACTACTTCGATATGAAAGTTACCTTTCCTGTGTATGAGCTGAGCAAGGAGGTGCGGCTGAAGCTGATATCCATGCACAAAAAGCGCAAGTATGTGGTGGCATTGGTATCGGCTCAGGAGATGCTCGTGGTGGGTAACCATAGGGAACCCTTTAGCCTTACTATAGATGACAACATCGTGGATAACGGTACGGGGAAGGATCTCTTTACCATTAGTCTAACGGGGCAAACGATCATCTTCCCTACTCTGGGGAAAATAACCGAGAAATTCCGAGTATTATTGTTCTTGCCACCAACCAATTAAGAAATGAGGGAATTAATCATTGTTGGCATTAATCATTATAAAAGCTGTCCTTTGGGGTGTGTAAGGGGTATATTACCTTTGCCGTAAATAAATACTAACCACAAATCTCTAACAACTAAAGAAATGATCCTATCAATAGAAAAAGAATACCTATTCTCCATCATTCCTGCGCTTGTAAAGGGTTTTAAGGACAATACTTTTGCGGCTTCTGAGAAGCTGGAGGAGGATTATGAGGCTAAGCTGGAGGTACAGGCGCGTAGTGGGAGTGCCAGCGGGCGGGATACTTTCCCCGTGGTAGTGGATATATACGGGGCAATCGTCAAGCATACGTCCTATGACTATATAGGTACTCAGAGCTATGGGCGCTACCTTCGGCAGTTGGACGCACACCCAAGTGTATCGGCTATCATATTAGACATAAACAGCGGCGGGGGTATGGTCTCAGGCACGGCAGAGCTTGCCCACATCATCAGGGGGATAGAAAAGCCCATCGTAGCCTATACCAATGGGTATATGTGTAGTGCGGCTTATTGGATTGCAGCAGCCTGCGATAAGGTAGTGAGCAGCCCCTTTGCCGATGCCATAGGGAGCATTGGCACCATGCTACATACGCAAGACTACTCGCAGATGTTCGAGAAGTGGGGTGCCAAGATCTATGAAGTGTATGCCCCTGAGAGCAGCGAGAAGAACAAGCTATGGCGGGACTTGGTGGCAGGAGATGACACCTTGGCCAAGGAGCGCCTCAGCGAGCTGGCTAAGGGCTTTATTAGCTCCGTGCAGGGGTACCGAGCAGACATCAAGGACGACGGGCGCGTGTTCAAGGGGGCTGTATATACCCCTAAGGGCGCACTGGAGGTCGGCCTTGTAGATGAAATAATGAGTTTGGAAACTTTAATAAACGAGATATGAAATACGTATTGTTATCGGCGCTCTTGGGGAGTGCCTTAGAGGAAAAAAAGCCGCTCTTTGGGGGTGAGGCCTATGTAAGCCTTACCGCTTCGCAGCTGGCCAAGGTGGAGGCAGCCCTTGCAGAGAAGAAAGAAGCTGCGACTGCGGAGCAAGTGGTCGCCCTTGAGCAAGAGATTGCCACGCTGAAGGCTGAAAAAGAAAAAGTCGCCACAGAAGGCAAGGCGCTGAGTGAAGCCCTTGGCGAGGCGATGGCGCTGAATGAACTTAAGAGTAACGGGGACGCAATCGCTGACATTGCTGCCCTTGGGAAGACTTGCAAGGAGTACGGGGAGAAACGCCCAGTACATACCCAGCCAAGTAATGACGGGCGCGAACAGCAGAGCGGGGACGAAGTAGTGCATATGGAAGATTTGCACAATCAGTTGTAAGAATTTAGAATAATAATTTAAAAGTAAGAATATGCCAGATTTTATAGACATAGACCAAATCAAAAATGAGTTGGTTCGTTATGGAAGGAAGAACCCTTTTGAGATACAAGCGGCGATTCTCTCAAAAGATATCCTGCTGAACCGATATGCTAAGACCTTATCAAAGGTCAAAGGAGAGTATAATATTCCTTATGTGCTAATGGATAATGTAGTGCAAGCCTTTTCGGATACTTGGACTCCATATGGTAAGGTTTCTTTTGGGAAGAAACTACTTAAAAACTTCCAACAAAAGATGAACTTCCCAATCAATCCTTACAAGGTATATAATAGCTGGGTAGAGGAGCTGTACGAAGAGGAGAAGAAACCCAATGAGATGCCTATCAGCAAGTACATTATGGGTTTGGTACAAGAAAAGATCATCTCAGACTTGAATGTGGTTTCGGTTATAGGGAAGTATGATCCTGCACAGGTGGGGAACACTACTCCAGACTACACCAAGACCATGGACGGGCTCAATGAGGTAGTCACCAGAGCGGTGGCGGACACAGAAAATCCCGTTTTCTTGATCCCCGTGGATTCCTCCGCTACTATAGTGGATAGGGTAACGAAGTTTGAAAAAGGGTTGCCTGACCAAGGGAAAGTAAGCACTATCTTCCTCTCCTTGGAAGAGTTCAACGACTATGTAGAGGCACGTGAGACCCCAGCCAACCAGTACATAGACTTCAAGGATCCACAGCGCGGGAAGACGAAGTTTGGCCGTACCATAGTGGGCGTGCCAGGACTGAAGAAAGGGCGAATCATAGCGTGGTACGATGGGAACTTCTTCCGCTTGTACGATCGCAAAGACAATCCAGCGCGCTTGGACGATGTGCAAGTGCAGGACTATGTAGTGAAGCTCTTCTCTCAGTGGCACTTGGGCTACGATTTTGCGGTGAATCAGTACCTATTCGTAGAGACTGCCGATGCCAGCAAGCACAGAGGATTGAACAATGATTCGCAGAACAAGCTGTTCTATCCAAACCTATTTTTATAATTAAATAGATAATATATGGCAAAAGATAATGATAACAGAGAACTGACCCTTGAGGAGCGCGAGGCGCTCCTTGAGGATCGCTCCTCGGAGCTGAGTGCTCGTGAAGCGGCCGCAGATAGCAAGGAATCGGATCTGAACGACCTTGCCGTGGAGCTTGACCAAAGGGAAAAAGCCCTTAACCAAAGAGAGCAAGCCCTTGACGAAAGGGAAAAAGCGCTTACAAAGTTAGAAGCTACTTTGGAGGCTGCGGGAGGCAAAAGGGTATTGCAGGTAGAGGAAAAGAGAGCGGGACATGCCTTTTCTTTTCGTGGAAAGCAGTACCAGTTTGCGGACGATGCGCCCTTGCAGATCTTATTCGGTGGGGAGCGCTACACTCAGGAAGAGTTGGCCGCAGATGAGGAAGCACTCGTGCAGCTCATAGGCGGGGGAAGCGCTCTTATTGTAAAGAGTGAAGAGTAAAAAACGAATAAACTTAAAAGATAAAAGAAATGGCTACAAATTGTTTTGATAATGCTCCTTTTGAGAGCTTGGACAGCTGTCCAAACGACGAGGTGAGCGGGGGTATCAGTACGCGTGTGCTGTATGCGCCTACGGCCTTCCTCGACAAATGTGTGCTCCCTCCTAATACGGGGGAGCTGGGCAAGGCTAACACCATAGAGGAAGGAAATCTAACCCTTGTCACTGGGAAGACATGGAAGGGGATAGACCTACAGATCAACGAGAACGAACTAAAGATGAGCCTTGTGGGCAACGCGGGGAACAAGAAGGCAAAGACAGACCTTGAGGCTAAGATTCCACGCTTTTCGGACAAGGTGCTCGACTTTATCGGGCGTTACAAGAATGTGCCTATGACCTTTATTGTCCCTGATGCTGTAGGTACTTTGTGGGTAGTGGGAACAAAGATTAACCCTGCCTTTATGGATTCTGCGGATGCTACTACAGGCAAGAAAGCCGAAGACGATTCAGGGGTAACACTGAAGATCATCACCAACTCCAAGTTGTACAAGTATGCAGGCAGCATAGCAGAGGCATAATTATTAATGATTAACGATTAATGCTCAATGATTAATGGCAAAGGATCAAGTAAATAAGAACATGGCGACTACTTCCCCCTTAGAACAGGGGGAGGTTAAGCGCCTAAAGCCTAATCTGGAAGAGTGCTTCGAGGTGCTGCTCCCTGGAGGGCGTGTATACTACACTGGGGAGAAGGAAGTACAAGCAGGGTTACAGATCATAGACCTCTCGCGGGTGCCGTACAATGCCTTGGTACTATACATCACGGGGTTTAAGTACTTGGCGCTGAAAGAGGGTGCTGTAGCGCTCTTCTCGGAGCTGGGCGCAGCGACCCTTGAGAAGCTCATTGCCCAGAAGCGGGAGCACTACCCTAAGGATGTGCCTTACTTGGAGCGGGCGCTGGAGATGAAAAGAGGAGTGACTAATGATTAATGTTCAATGATTAATAACAAGTGACTAATGACTAACCACTGATCACTGATCACTGATAACTGACAACTGACATTATGGATTATAAAGCGCAATATAGGGAATTGGTTAATGAGTTGGAACGCCTTGGAGGAGATCTTCGAGGCGTTCCTCGCTACTATTCCTTAGAAGCAGAGGCAAAGGTAAGGCGACTTATCAAAGAGCGATCCGCTCAGCCCACTTGTGCGCCTGAATCACAATCCACCCCCACAAGTGGAGAGCCCCCGCAAAAAAGCGAGGAGCCAGCAAAAAAAACGGATTGGATTGCCGATTATCCTGTGGCGCTACATGGGGTGTATAGGGCTAAGCAAGAGGCGTGGCTCCGTGCCTGTTCGCTGAAACTTACACTGAATGCCGTACCTATGGAGGACGAAGGCAAAGCATGCGAGATACAGCGGCAGCTATGGCAGCTCTTTGAGGCAATGGACAACTGCGATGTGGTACTGCAATATTGGCGTGATCATAAGAAGATCCTTGAGCCAGTCCAAGAGGATTACAGCCGCCTTACCCCTATGGAGCTTGTACAGCGCCGCAACACATTGCGCAGTAATATAGTATCACGTGAAAAGAGCTTGGCCAAGTGGGAGGAACAAGCAAAGAGTGAAGAGGGCATGACTGTGAGGAGCTTATGGGTGCTCAATGAGAAGATCGCCAGAAAGCGCGAGGAAGTGGAACAAATGAAACTACAAGTGAAGGAGATAGAAGCATTGATAAATGCCAATAATGATTAATTTCCAAGACAATACGCCTATGAAAACACTTGTAACCACTTATCATTTAGCTACTTAAAAAATATTTATTTTTTTAAACAAAAATATTTGGTAGTTTCAAAAAAAGCCGTACCTTTGCAACGTCGAAACAAGAGCAACACTTGTTTAAAGTTGCAAAATATTATTATAAACCTATATCCGTGAAGGTGTCGTATAGCCGTAATGCTATACATCAAAAGCGTAAGCTCTTGTTTCGACAACGCCCACTCACGGATTTTTTTATTTTATATACTATGTCGAAACAAGTAGAAACCACAGAGACAATGCTTCCGACTGCGGAGGCCTTGTATCCCCAAAAACCACAGGCGCCCCGCTCCAAAGGGTTATTGGAAGACCTCTACGAGGAGGTAGCCAAGGAGTATTTTCAAGAAATTCTTCAGGAAGCTCGCGGAGAATGTGTGATCAAGGTAGGTTCCAAAAAGAACAGCTATACCGGAAAGATTACCGATGAATGGCGTATCTGTGCGCTCCATCAGGAGGGCAAGGGGAAAACCTTTGCCACAGCTGTACTCTCGCTCTATGGGGCTATCACTTATGCTAAAGTAAAGGAAGGAGGTGTGCTATGAAAGAAAACATACTACCACGCCCGCTGAATGAAGTACTCGGGAGAAAGCTCGCCTATTGGATCGCCGAGATAGATGGCAGGTTAGACCACGAGGATGATTTTCAGGAAAAACTCTTGCAGTTCCCTAAGCTATTGGAGAACTCAACTTTTTTTGACAAGGAAGAGGAAGCCTTTATCAAAGATATGTTTCTGCACATGCTCTCGCTGACCTTTATCGTGCAGCGGCACAAGGAGGAAATAGAGTTATTCTACGAGGAATACAACAATTTAGGCTGTTAATAAGAAAGCGTATGGAAGATTACACAGAAGAGATTCGGGAGCTGATAGGGAGGTATTACAGCCCTATAGCGACCACCGATAGCTGGGTATGTACTTATAAGAGTACCCTTGAGCTGCTGGCTATGGTAGTGGGGGTGATCCCCACTACCCCAGTAAGCGAACATGATATCTACGAGCTGATGAAAGAAATAGGTTTTGCCATAGAACTGGTGGAGCAGGAACAAGGAGAAGCCTTCTTGTGGAAGCTGTATAAGAAGAGTGAAAAGTAACAAGTGAATAACAAAAATTAAAAGCAATGGAAACAAAAGTAACAGACATAGAATTGCGTAAAAAGCAATTAATAGCCGAGGAAAAGGAGTATTGGATGGTTGTCGGCGGGCTTGGAGTGCTCATAGGCCTTGTGGCAGGCTTGGTGCTATGGATAGCGGGGGTAGTGCCTTGGTGGGGTGCCTCGCTGATCCTTGTGGCCACAGTGGCGTATTCCTCCTATACGGATGTGATCGGAAAGCGTTCGGGCGATCGCATACAAGCCATACAGGACGAGGCAGGCTTTGCCGCTCTCAAGCAGCGAGATCAGGAACGGGAGCGAATAAGGAAAGGGGCATTTTGGCTTATTTTTGCAGGAATGTTTGCCTTTGGGCTATACCTATTTAGTCAGTATACCGATGCAGCGCTGGGTATGATTATTGTATTTACATACTTTGGCGTATGCTTCCTTATCGCGAGGTACTTATGGCGAAAACTTTTATAGTGACCAGTGACAAGTGAAAGAGTCCTTTCCTGAATGGAAAGGGCTCTTTATTTTTGCAGTGGTCAGTTGTCAGTGGACAGAGGCTGACAGCTGTCAGCTGACAACTAACCACTAATCACTGACAACTGACCACTAATAACTAACACCTGTAAAAAATGGCAAAGAAAGTAACGACAGATTTGGTCATCACGATCAATGGAAAGGAAGTCTCGGACAGTTTCACGGGAATTTCCAAAGTGGTAAAGGATCTGGAAAAAGATCTAAAGAATCTTACTCCTGGCACGGAAGACTTTAACAATAAAGCAGCAGAGCTAAAGGAGGCTAAGGCACATTTGGAGCGTATAAAGAGTGAGATTCAACAAGCTACAGCGGCGCTTGATCAGGTGACGGGGAGCGCCGAGCGAGCAGGCTCCGCCCTTGAGGCGGCGGGGCGCAAGAGTGAGGGCTTTTGGTTGGGAATAAAGCAGATAGTTACAGGGAACCTGCTTACAAGTTTTCTGGGGACGCTTGCGGGCACAGCTAAGGACTCAGTAGGCGAACTCTTGGAAATCTCCGATGCGATGACGGGGGTCGAAAAAACCTCAGGGCTTGCCGCTGAGAAGGTACGCGAACTGTGGAATGACTTCGACGAGCTGGACACCCGTACAGGGAAAAAGGAGCTGCTGGATATAGCCCAGATCGGAGGACGCTTGGGGATTACAGACAAGGAGCAGCTCAGGGAATTTACTGAGGAGATAGACAAGATCTACGTTGCCCTGGGGGATTCCTTCCAAGGAGGATTGGAAGCAGTTACCACCAAGGTAGGCAAGCTCAAGAACCTATTCGAAGAAACAAAAAATCAGAACTACGGGGAAGCGCTTAACGCCATAGGCTCGGCGCTGAACGAGCTGGGCGCCAATGGTACGGCCAGCGAAGAGAATATATCCGATTTTGCTACCCGTATAGGACAATTACCCAACGCACTCAAGCCAACGATCGCGCAGACCTTGGGCTTAGGGGCGGCCTTTGAGGAATCAGGAATCGATGCAGAGATCGCCTCCAGTGGGTATTCGCGCTTTATGAGTGTAGCGGGTACCAATGTGGAAGCGTTTGCCAAGCAAATGCGTATGTCGGCAGAGGAAGCCAGAGCGCTCTTTGAGACCAAGCCCGAGGAGTTCTTCTTGCGATTCGCCCAAGCCATGAAGGGATTAGGCGCGGAGGGTACAGCGGAGGTACTCAAGGGCTTAAAGCTGAACACACTGGAAGTACAGAAAGCCATAGGGGCAGCGGGTGCCAATGCAGATCGCTTTCGGGAGATGATGAGCTTGGCTGGAGAGGCGATGGAGGAAGGTACCTCGATACAGGAGGAGTTCAACAAGGTCAATAATAACACAGCGGCCATCTGGGAGAAGATCAAGAAGGTATGGAAGGAAACCTTTACCAGCACTTGGATACAAGGTTTTTTCTCCTATATTATCCAAGCACTGGGCTGGCTTACTGGGGTCACGAGCAAGGCAGGCGATGGAGTGAAGGTATTCAGGGAGCGCATTGCCTTTTTGCTGAAGACCTTAGGGGTTTGTACTGCGGCTGTGGTGAGCTATAAGGCAGCGGTGAGCTTGGCCACAATAGCAACCAAAGAAGCATGGCAGCAGTCGCTACTCTATAATGCAGCCCTGAAGGTTAAGACGGCGCTTATGCAGACGGGCAGAGCGGCAGCGCTGCTGTATGCTGCGGCAAAAGCAAAATTTACAGGAAATGTACAGCGTGCTACGGAGGCCATGCAGGCCTTTAATGCTATTACAAAAGCCAATCCTTGGGGATTGTTTGTGGCGGCGATAGGGGCAGTGGTGACGGCTATGGTGTTATTCAATAGAGAGCAGAAGGAAGCACTTACAGGGCAAAAACTCTATAATGATGCAATAAAGGAATCCCATGTACAGACTGCGGTGGAGGTGAATCACTTGCAGCAGTTATTAGCTGTGGCCAAGGACGTACAGAAGCCATACGAGGAGCGCCGTAGGGCTGTGGCGGAGCTAAACCGATTGGTTCCTGAATACAACGGCAACCTTACAGTAGAGACAGCGCAAACAGAGGAGGCAAAAAAGGCTTTGGATAGGTATGTGGAGAGCCTAAGGGCTGCGGCCAGAGAGAAGTACCTCAAAGCGATTGTGGATCAGAAAGCCGAAGCGCTGGCCAAGGCGGAATATTCGAGCCTTGAGGAGAATATCTCGTGGTATCAGAAGGCATGGAATAGCGTCAAAAGTATGGGGAATATGACTATGGCTGCCCAGAACAATATCGTTAGTTCCTTGGAAAATCGCAGCAAACGTATCAAAAATGCCGAGCAAGAACTCAAGACTGCCACAGAGCAACTGATGAAAGAGCAGGCTAAGAAAGTAGAGGGCTCCACAGCGAGCACAGATACCTCCGATACGCCGATAATAGGAAGCAGCGGAGACAAAGAGGGCAAGGGCAGGGCAGCCAAGGCAAAAGACTATACCCAAGAGTATGAGGCGGCCAAGCGTGCCCGCTTACAAGCAGAGCAGGAGCTACAGAAGGAGATAGCCCAAGGGCTGGAGGAAAGCCTCGATAAGCAGTTGGCCACCACGGAGCAGAAATACAATGAGAAGAAGTTCAAGCTACAACAAGAGAACGCGACTCTGGAACAGGAAATCAGCACCCTTGCGGCGGAAAAGAGTAATGATCCTAATCGGGAGAAAGCCATCGCAGAGAAGCGCCAACTCATGGAGCTTAACAAGCAGATAGAGGTAGCCTATGAGCATCAGAAGGAGCAGGAACTCGCACAAGTTAGGGAGAAATACCACGCCAAGGAGGCTGAGCGCAGGGTCAAGGAACGCAGCCGAGAAATAGAAGCCCTTCGCCGCCAGAAATCCGAGGAAATCATAGAGATACAGAGCTTGGAGGAAGCCAAGAAGCAACTGAGAGAAAATCTATCAGCGGGGGAACTCTCACAGATTAAGACACTCGAGGACGCTAAAAAAGCCCTAAGAGCACAAGCCGAGAAAGAGCTGTTGGCACTGAGCCTGAAAAACTTTGAGGAGCAGAAACAGATCCTTATGAGCTACCTATCCACCCTTACAGGGGAAGCCAAGGAGAAACTGGTCGAGGACATCACCCAGATAGAGGACAAGATAGTCCAAATCAAAGAGAAGCTGGACAACATCAAGAACAACAAGGATACTAAAGAGAAGAATGCCGCAGACAAGGAGCTGGAGAAGGTGGATGTATTGGGATTCTCGGCCAAGGACTGGGAGGATACCTTTTCCAACCTTGATGAGATGAGCAACCGCTTTAAGGCTGTGGATATGGCTGTAGGAGCGATGAATAATGCATTTAACATGTTCTCCCAACTCCAACAAGGGTTGAACCAAAAGGAAATGGCTGCCTTTACCAAGAATCAGGAACAGAAGAAAAAAGCTCTACTCAACCAGCTCAACCAAGGGTATATCTCACAGGCACAATACCAAAGGGAGCTACAGCGCTTGGACGAAGAAGCCGATGCCAAGAAGAAAGAACTTAGTGTAAAGCAGTTCAAAGCCCAAAAGGCAATGAATATGATGAATATTATTGCCAATACAGCAACAGGGATCATGCGCGCTTATTCGGATACGGGACCTATAGCAGGGAGCGTATTTGCTGCAATTGTAGGAGCTTTAGGGGCTGTACAATTGGGGATTGTAGCGGCGCAGCAGCCTCCCAGCTACGCCAAGGGAGGATATACCAAGGGCTTGGGCTTTAAGGACGAAAGCGGACAGGAGGTAGCCGGAATCGTACACGGGGAGGAATATGTGGTACCCCAGTGGCTCAAGAAAGACCCCGAAGTGGCACAAGTAGTGGAATGGCTCGAAGCCAAGCGCTTGGGGCAGTCCCCTAAGGGATATGAAGCAGGAGGGGAGGTGAAGAATACCAAGCAGGAAACCCCTACAAGTGAGAACAGCACCCCTGCCGTAGGGGTTCCTACAGGACTTACTGAGGTGCTCTCAAGGCTCAGCACTACCGTAGAGAAGCTACAGGGGGAAGGTATAGAAGCCTATATCGTAGCCGATGCTAAGGCAGGCAAGGAACTCCGACGAGCGATCAAAGAGTACGAAGCACTGCGAGAGCGAAACAAGAGATAGTGATTACTAAGGGTTTAAAAAAGTCCTTTCCTATATGGAAGGGGCTTTTTATTTTTGCCTTAGATAGAAATTAAAAGGTATTGATTCAATGGAAAAAATCTTTGTAACCTTGTGGATCCTCTTTGGTATCTACATCTTAGTCTTAGTAATGATTATGGCCGACCTATGGAGTGGCCTGCGCAAAGCCAAGAACAACGGAGAGATGCGCACCTCGTATGGCTACAAGCGTACTGTAGGGAAGCTCGCCCAGTACTACAATGTACTAATCGCCCTCACGATAGTAGATAGTATGCAGATGAGTGCTGTGTGGTACTTTGAGCAATATTACGGGAATCAGCTGTGGTTCTTTCCCTTTATGACCCTTGGGGGTGCCTTTTTACTCTGCCTGATAGAGATAAAGAGTATCTATGAAAAGGCCGAGGATAAGGTACGCTTGGACAAAGCAGGACAAGTGATGGGCAAGATCATCCTTAACCGCGGAGATGTAGAGGAAATAGCTTCTTCCATCAAGGAATATCTCAATGAAAATGATAAAACACCCATAAAAAACGAATAACCATGCCAACACCTAAGTATAAAGTAAGGCCTGACACAGGCGAATTGCAGGAATACCTCTTTGAGTACAACGGGATTTTAGCACTTAAAAACTTCGTAGCACGTGTGGACGGAGAGCGCCTGATCCTACACAGCGCGGAGGATATGAACTTCTCTATCTTGGACGCCTTGGTCAGTGAAGTAGAGATCAATGGAGTTGTATATGACAATGCTGACGCGGCACAGCAAGCACTACAGCGCTTAACCTTCAATACCAACAGACCGGTGATCATGACCCAGCGCGAGCGAGAACTACTCTTAGGAGCGCTCCAAAGCAGCAACTATGTAGGCACAGCAGCGGATCTGAAAGCACTCATTGACGGCAAGGTAGATAAGGAAGCAGGGAAAGGGCTATCCACGAATGACTTTACCAATGCCTACAAGCAGAAGCTGGACACCCTCGAAGATTACGATATAGAGCTGGACGAGAATACCACAGAGTTACGATTCAAGAAAGGGAGTAATGTAGTAAGGCGCATCTCCCTAATGTTCTTGGACGACGAGGGGACGAAGTTGGTGTACAACAAACCAGAGAAGACCTTAGAGTTAAGGGATAAGCGCAATAACCTCCTCACCAGTATCCCCGTGAGCCACTTTGTCAGCAATATT